ACAATGTGGGAAAACTCAGATCAAGACTGTCTCAGAGAATTAATTTCTTTTAAAACAAAAGAAGAAGCTTTAGAGTGGGCAATGAAAGATATTGAATTTTACGGAGTCGGTTCATTTCAAATAAATCAGATAGATGTAGATGAAGAAGTATGATTCTAAGTTTGAGAAAGAAGCCCATGAGATTATGCAGGGCTGCGAGTATCATCCAGAACAACGCCTGTTCTACCTTGTTCCTAAACACTACGAGCCTGACTTTGTTTACACACACCGTGGTAAGACATGGTACATAGAAGCCAAGGGAAGGTTCCGTACATCAGAGGAGGCGCGTAAGTATGTCATCATCGCGGAGACACTTAGCCCAAAGGAGGAGTTGGTATTTCTCTTCCAACGAGCCAAGACCCCAATGCCGGGATCACGAAGAAGAAAGGACGGTACACGCTACACAATGGAAGAGTGGGCAGAGAAGCATGGATTCCGTTGGTACACTCTTGACACAATACCTACAGGATGGAGAAGATGAGACACCTAATAATACCTGATACTCAGATCAAACCAGATCATCCTATTGACCATATGCTGTGGGCAGGACGCTATGCAGCGGCGATCAAACCTAACACCATCATACATCTGGGGGATCACTGGGACTTTCCATCGTTGTCATCATACGATGTAGGTAAGAAGTCGTTTGAAGGTAGGCGTTACTCTGCTGACGTAGAGGCTGGCAACGAGGCTATGCAGGTGTTCATGGACTGCATCAGGGCAGAGCAGTCACGTATGCGTAGGATGAAGAAGAAGGTATGGAAGCCTCGCCTCATCTTTACCCTTGGTAATCACGAGTACAGAGTGGAACGTGCAGTAGAGAACGATGCCAAGCTAGAAGGACTGATGAGTTATGAGGATCTTAATCTCAGAGGCTGGGAAGTATATCCGTATCTTCAGCCGGTTATTGTGGACGGTATTGCTTATTGCCACTTTTTCACTAGCGGTGTCATGGGCAGGCCAGTCACTAATGCAAAACTACTGCTCCAAAAGAAACATATGTCATGCGTCATGGGACACGTACAAGACAGAGACATTGCCTTTGACAGAAACGCAGCAGGAAAAAGAATGACATCCTTGTTTGCTGGTATCTATTACCAACACGACGAGGAGTACCTGAACCCTCAGACTAACGGATCATGGTCTGGGTTGTGGGTATTCAACGAGGTAGACAACGGTACGTTTGATGAGATGCCTGTGTCTATGTCCTATTTACGGGGGAAGTACGGTGCTAACTCTTGACGAGATACTTGAACGAGTAGCTAAACGCTACGATGAAGTGACTATCATGGAGGCGTTAGAGATTACGTCCGAAGAGTTGGTTGAAAGGTTCGCTGACAAAGTGGACACTAACAGTTGGAAGTTTGACTTAGAGGAAGAAAATGTCTATTAACGATGCAACACCAAAAGAGTGGGACACAGCAGTAGGCAAGCTGTATCACCCTCAAGACCAGCACCCTATCAAGAAACAAGTAGGAGGTGATCACTACAACCGCTATGCCATACAGCCTGTAGACTTCATCATTGCTAACAAGATAGATTGGTGTGAAGCCAACGCTATCAAGTACATAACAAGGTGGAAGAACAAGAACGGCATAGAAGATATCAAGAAAGCTATCCACTATCTTGAGATACTATTGGAACGTTTACAAAATGAAGATAGTTGAAGGTAAGTTTGGTAAGAAGGAAGACACAGGTGTTAAAACATCTGAGTTCCTAGCGGCTCTAGCTATACGAAGCAAAGAGTACGAAGACGAAGGTAGACCAGTTAAGTGTGTCGTTGTCATGTATGAAGACGGTGAAGTGTTTGAACTAACAGCTACCGAACAGTACCCTGATGGTGTATACTTACTACTTGGCCTAGCCAAAGCAGCAATAGAGAACGAGACACTAGGAATAACTTAGTGTTCAACAAGCCACCTTTAGACTTTGTAGTTATTCTACTAATCATCATATATGTTATGTTATTTTTCTTATGGAAAGTCCCTGCATAAAACAATGTAAGTTAGTCAACAATAAATGTTCAGGGTGTCACAGAACGAAAGAAGAAATTATTAATTGGACAAGATACACAGACCAACAAAGGAGTAATATCATTGGACGCATATCAACAATACATACACAAGTCCCGCTACGCACGATACCTACCAGAAGAACAACGTAGAGAAACGTGGGAAGAAACCGTCAACCGCTACGTTAACTATTGGGTAGACCGTGCTGAGCTAAATGACTTTGATGTATCAGAGATATCTAAAGCTATTCAAGATCTAGATGTAATGCCATCTATGCGGGCGCTGATGACCGCAGGTGAGGCACTAGATCGTGACAACGTAGCAGGGTTTAACTGTAGCTACCTACCTATTGACCACCCAAAAGCATTTGACGAGATGATGTACGTTCTGATGTGTGGGACAGGAGTAGGGTTTAGTGTTGAACGGCAGTACATAGCAAAGCTGCCAGAAGTAGCGGAGACATTCCATGAAACCGACACAGTTATTAATGTTGCAGATTCGAAGATCGGATGGGCGAAATCGTTTAGGGAGTTGGTATCACTGCTGTACTCAGGTCAAGTTCCCGGATGGGACGTTAGCAGAGTTAGACCTGCAGGTTCCACACTCAAGACTTTCGGAGGTCGTGCAAGTGGTCCTGAACCTCTCATCGATCTTTTCAAATTCACAGTTGAACTCTTTCAAGGATCAGCTGGACGACGCCTTACATCCATTGAATGCCACGATCTTTGCTGTAAGATTGCTCAAATCGTCGTTGTCGGAGGAGTCAGACGAAGCGCCCTCATCAGTCTCTCTAACCTAACGGACGATAGGCTACGCCGTTGTAAGCACGGGCAATGGTGGGCTGATGAACCACAACGCGGGCTGGCTAATAACTCTGCTTGTTACACAGAGAAGCCAGACTTTGAAGCATTCCTAAATGAGTGGACTAGTCTGTATGAATCACGATCTGGTGAACGAGGTGTCTTTAGTAGAGTGGCAAGTCAAAAGCAAGCTGCAAGAAACGAGCGACGAGATGCTACCTATGATTTTGGAACTAATCCATGTAGTGAAATCATCCTCAGACCCTACCAGTTCTGCAACCTATCTGAAGTTGTTATCAGGCCATCCGATACGCTCGCTAGCCTCAAACGAAAAGTACGCATTGCGTCTATCCTTGGAACTTTACAGGCTACCCTCACAGACTTCCGATACCTAAGAAACATATGGAAGACAAACACAGAGGAAGAAGCACTACTAGGTGTTAGTCTTACGGGCATCATGGATCACCCTGTACTATCAGGACGAGAAGACAAGGCTAAACTCAAGAAGTGGCTAACGGAGATGCGTAATGAAGCTATCGTCACTAACGAGCAATGGGCTAAGAAGTTGGGTATTAATCCTTCTGTCGCGATTACTGCGATCAAGCCTAGCGGTACTGTTAGTCAGCTGGTCGATTCTGCTAGTGGCATTCACCCTCGCTACAGCAATCAATATATTCGCAGAGTCCGCGCAGACGCTCGTGACCCACTTTGCTCTGTCCTAGAGGCCGCTGGTGTGCCTGTGGAGGACGATCTAATGTCACCCAGTACTAAGGTATTTTCCTTTCCTATCGCGTCTCCTGAAGGCGCTGTGACAGCCTCAGACATGGGCGCTATGGAGCAGTTAGATCTATGGGAGATATATCAGGACTACTGGTGTGAGCACAAGCCGTCAATGACTTGCTACTACCGTGATGATGAGTTCCTTGAGGTAGGACAGTGGCTGTACAACAAGTTTGATAAGGTAAGTGGTATTTCTTTTTTGCCTTACTCAGACCACACATACCAACAAGCACCTTATGAACCTGTTGATAAGGCTACCTTGAAAGAACTTAAGAAGGGTTTTCCTACAGAGATATCGTGGGATATAGAAGAGGCCAGCGATATGACTGAAGGGTCACAGCAACTGGCTTGCACAGGAAACAACTGTGAACTATGACATGAACAGGATAGAGTAACCGTCCCTTTTGCCTGCGTCCTCTGGCTTGTCCTTTGGGTCATGGGACGTAGGTATTCCTTCAGCCTGCATCTTCTTGATGCGATCCTTAGAACGCTGACACATGCTGTGATAGTCGATAGATGTATAAGAAACTGTATGATCTTTGTCTTTCATTGTTAACTCCAGTTAAAACTCTTCTACGTCCTTAAAACCTGCCATCAGGTTAAGACCCTTTTCCCTAACTCTCTGGTTCCATTTTCTTGCTCCCAAAGAGTCTATCCATTTTTTACCACCAAATCTTTTTTGACCTTCTTGAATAAACTCAGCCAACAAACCTTCATTGACACCGGGATGAGAAGCTCTAGTGGCCTCTCGCTCTAATATTCTTTTTTGTCTAAAGGCGTCTTCATTTTGAAACATTTGTGAAGCTACTACTGCACCTAACTGACGCTCAACATATGGTAAAGTTAACTCTCTAAGTAAAGCGGTTTCTGCTGAGTTTAGTTTGATACCCATAAACTTAGAATCAACAACAGGGATGTTAGCTTGTGTTCTATATAAGTATCGTTGTTGTTCTGTTTGATTAGTAATAGGAGTTGTTTTAAGTTTAAGAATAATCTCTGTCCAATTAGATTCTTTAGTTGACACTCCACCAACACGACTAGTATCTAGTGGCAGCTGTTCCCTAAGAAATGGAATACGCTGTTGTACCTGCTCTACAGGAGTACGTGCTAGTCTTTCTTGTCCATCAATAATACGGGCCAAGTCAGATACACCAGTAGGAATAAAACCTTTAGCAACGTCAGTACCAAATTGTTTAGCTCCTGCTACAGCTCCTTGGTTGTTGTATCTAAAATAATCTAAAAAGCTAACTGCACTTTCTAAAACAGTTTTATTTGCAGTGGCATTTAAAAGACTAATTACTATTTCATCGGCTGCTACAGTTGCTGCATTGTATTCTGGGTCGTTAGGTTCATAAGTAAAAGCTCTTATACCAGCTTCCCACGCATCAACATACAAACTAAGAACAGTACCAACAGGTTCTAGTCTGTCAAAAGCCACATAGGTTCCATCTATTAAAACTGATCTTTCGGGTATTCCTGCTTGCTGCCACAGTCTTCTTTCCGCAGCATCTTTTGCTGATCCAGTTATAAAAGGCATATCATCTTTGTTGCTAGTTAAAAACAACATACTTAAAGGAAGTAAAACAGAGGTTCCTATAGCAACACGAACTAAGTAATCATCATAGTCTTGTATTTCATATGTAACCTTACCTTCCTTCATTTTTTTCTTTAACTGTTTAGGACGCATAAAAGGAAGCATAGCTATAGGAGTATAAGACATTCCATCAACAGCAATATTGTAAGGAGTTTTAGTGAAAGGAGTTTGCGTAGTTAAAAAAGCAGCAGAAAGTTCTTCTCCAAGTTTAAAACCTTTTCCTAGCTTAGACTTTTCTCTGTTAATAGCAGCGATTGCATTTGGAAGTTTTCTAATAAAAGGCGCATTAGGATCTACAGGTAAGCGGCGTTGAAACGTCATGTTCAAGGCAAACTCACGTATGTCTTCATATGGAATGTCTTCTGCAGAAAACAAATTCTCAAACATCTTGTTACTCTTTTTTTCTAAAGCTAATGTAGCTTGTCGTACTGCCCTAAACCTTGCGCCTTTTGTTTGCTCTGCAGCAAGCTTATATTCCCCCTGATATCTAGAGTTATGGACATCCATAATTTCTTTAAAATATCTAGCGTGTAATTCATCAACATATTTTTTCTTAGAAGAATCTGCAACAACAGTAGAAGCATCTTTAATAGCAAGTTTCCTAGCCATTTCAGATAACTTAATCATGCGAAAATAAACTTTAGATGATTCGTCAATAGCCACTGCAATTCTTTGTGGTAAAGTTGTCCATCCAAAACCATAAGGAACTTTTTGATTAGACATAAACTCCATGTCAGTAAATATTCTAGAAACTTCATCATCTGTTAAGTTAATAGCGTCTGCAAATTTTTCAACATCAACATCTTTAAAATTAGAGTCACTAGCAGCCCAAGACTGTACGTAAATTTGTTTAGCTTGTTTTACAATTTCTTGTTTACTGACACCTCTTTGGCGAGCAATCAGATTAATATCCGCAACATCAGAAGCTAGCCCGGATTTTAAAGCCGCTGAAAAATATCTAGCCATGTTTGTCATAAGTTCAGCGTCTTTGCCAAGTAAAGCATAGTGAGCCGCCATAGTATTTACGACTCCGTTTTTAATCATAGAATTAGGAACATAAATACCTGCTTGAGCAGCAGCACTAAAAGCATTAGCTGCAAACATACCAGTAGAACCTAACAACGAATTACTAAAAAGGCTAGTTATCGTTGACAAAACAGTCCATTCTTTAGTGCCTGCGTTGTTTAAAATTGACCTTATAATATCAGGACGCATTTCGACAAACTCATCAGGCACAGAGTCAATAGCGGCTAACATTCTATCTACCGCTTCTTCGCACTCTTTTGATATAACTTTTCTAGCTTTTTTAGCCACACTCTACCCCAAATAAATTCGTAATTAATTTACCTTGATCTACACGCCTTGTGTTTTCAGCGGTAAACTGTTTGCTCTTTTTAGCTTGCGTTAATATATGAGAAGCGGCAGTTCCATTAGTTCTACGCAATTCAGCAACATACGTATTTAAATATAAATCTTGGATTAAATTAACCATATCCTCACTATCAGTAAGACCTTCCTTTTTAAGTTTGTTAATCTGTTTAACTATACTATCTATTCTATTTTCAGCTTCAAGAAACAAAGGACGTAATGCCTCCATTACTTCTGCACTAAGTATCTTTCCTTTCTGCTCCATTAATAAGTCAAGAAGGGTATCATACTCTCTAGCAATAAAACCTTCTTGCTTCAACAAACGAGCAGATTCTTCTAAATTTTCAAAAGTAAAGTCGTCAATAGTTGGAAGGTTCTCGTAAGCCCATATAGCGTCTTCTTCATTTCCTCCTACTGCTTTAGCAGATAAGTTTAACTGACGCCGTGGTTCTGAAGCTACAGACAGTACTGCTCTTCGTCCTTTTTCTTCCGCAGTCATTGACTCGTCACGACCTACGTCAACACCTCTAGGATCTTCTGCTCTTTTACGTGCAGTAGACTCAGCCATTGTTCCTGCTTTAACAGCTTGTGCCTCGTCAACGCCCATAGCCGCTTCATCAGCATATTGAACAGCAGGACGAACACCAGCAGAAGACAGCGTAGGTGGAGCATCTAAACCAAGACGAGGACCAGCATCACTAGACATCTGAATGTAATTAATTTTGTTTGCCGCATCAGTAACAGGATCACCAGTAGGTTTAGGAGGAGGAAGAATAAATTCAATCTCTGCTCCAGTAGTATTATGAAAGTTCATACGCTGCTTTAAAGCTAATAGTTGTCGTGGGTTGTCGTAAAGTTTCCCGTTAACGTTAACGCGATAGCCACCGTTAGGAGCAAAGTCAAAACCAGTAAGGGTATTAACTTCTGTTTCTAGTTCTCCTATACGCCTTTCTGCTCTTTTAACACGCGCTCTAGCACCTGCCTGTCCCGGTTGTAACTCAGCAGAACGAGAGGCTAACCTACTAATTTGATTCTCAATCTGCACAACCTGCTCGTTTACTTCCTTAGACTTTTTGTTAGCTTTGTTTAGTTCGGTTGTTCTAGCCTTCTCTAGTTTTTTAATCTGAGCTTCAAGCGGCTTACGCTTCTTACGTCCTACTGTAGCGGCTTTGGATTGAAGATCCTCTATCTGCATATCAATGTTTTGAAGTTTAAGAGTAGAAGGAGAAGACTGAGTAACCTGTGGCTCAATATCAACAGTAGCGGTTGTTACTGGCGTTTCTTTAGGCTGAACACGCCCACCAGATAGGGTCTGTGGTACAGGCTGTGGTGCAAGCTTAGGAGGAACAACTGGAGCAGGCTGTTTAGAAGCTAACTTAGAAACTGCTTGAGCAGCTTTAGCCCCTCCTATAGGAAGAGCAGTAACACCTGCACCAATAGCAGAACCAACAGCTGTGTTTTTAACTCTGCTATCACCAAACTCAGGATATACAGGTATTAAAGAACCTCCTGTAGCACCAGCAGCAGTACCACCCATAAAAGCACCTAGCATAGGCGCTCTCCTTAACAACATACCACCAGCACCAGCCACCGCAGTAGTTGCTCCACCAGCAACCGGATCTAATGTACCACCTGCAAACAAGCCGGTCATGTAGTCAGTCATAGCTCCTTCTCGTGATACTTCAACACGATTACGGAACTCTTCATCCAAGTCTTTTTTATTGGGAACAAGCCAATTGGGGGTAATTGTTCTTATTGAATCAGTAAGCCCCTCTTCTAGTCCAATGCGTTGTGCTTTAGAAGTTTTCGTGTACGGAACAAGACCGGGAACCCCATAGTAGTTAGCTAGAGGAGCATCGACTTGCTCTGCGAACTTAGACTGTTCTTCTTCAGGCACAGGACCACGGCGCTTTGCTTCTAGCGCAACAGCTGCGTTCATTATGCGAGAACGTACTTGATCGGGTATTGAATCAACAGGAGTGTCGCTGTATAAAACTATTAACGCTTCATCTGGTATGTCTTTAATAGGCGTATCTTTATACTGCTGAACTATTTTCTTTTTAGTTTGTTGTTTACTAGAAAATTTGTCTACTGTTTCATCAATAACATCAAGGTAATCAGTGTATTTATCAACGACACTTGGCATTAGTTAAAATCACCTATTTGCTCTAAAGCGGCAGTTAATGCTTGAGGCCCAATAACTTGACCTAGCGTTGAGTCTTCCCCGCCTTGACCACTAGGAGTAGAAGTATCACCGCCTAAAATAGTAGAATTTGAATCTGACGTTTTGGTTTTAACCCACGGCTCTCCTGTATCTTGCACCATAGCTGATTCAGCATGGGCTTCTAGCCATTTTTCTGCTGCGGGTGAAAGCTTACCATCAGGGTTTACAGGCAGTTTTTTAACTGTAATTTGAGTTTTACCCCCGCCTAGTGCATCAAATTCACCAAAAGCAGCAGTATTTTTCATAGTAATAAGAACAGGAACAGACTTATCACCTTCTCTTTCAGATCTAATGCTCAACTGTTTTGCTTCTAAATCAGCAACTGTTTTAGGTGCATCTTTACCAAACGCACGTACTGCTACATCAATAGCTTGTTGTCTATTTTCATTGTTAATTTGAGGATTATCTCGTTGCCACTCAGCCCAAGCCGCAGCACCGCCTTCTTCTTTTTTATCTTCATACAAACTTACAAGATCACTACTAGTCATTTGTTGTGCTACTTGAGGATCTAAAGAAGGATCAAGACTAACTGCAAGATCAGCAATACTTTGTTGTTGTTTATCTTTTAAAAACTGAGTATGTAACTCTTTTGGAGTTGCTACACCAGCTTCATACTGTGTTGTATACTCTTCACCTAAAGAACTAATAAAATTTCCTGTCCTAGCTTTTTGCTTGGCATTTGTGTTTGTTTCTTGTAAGCTGTTTATTTGCCCAAGTAACTTATCATAAGGAACGCCAAGCCCTTCCATACTGCCTATATAGCTGTTTAACATTTCTGGTGTAAGTTGTCCAGACTGTGCTGCTTGTTGAACAGCTCTAGTTCCACCAAAGATCCCTTTTTCTTTTAGTTTTTGCTCACGTTCTCGACGCCTAGTCAACATACCACCTAAGCCAGCGCCTATACCAGTACCAAGATTAGCAAGACCTTGCCCCATAAGTTGACCAGTAACTGCTCCTGATCTAGCCAGCATTCCACCTATATCAATAGCCATCTTATTTATCCTTTAGCCGGGAATAATGAAATCTATTAAAGAGCCTTCACCACCGCTTAACAAACCACCTAAGCCAGATCCAAGACCACCGTAAATACCGCCGTACATATTAGCAAGTGCGGCTCTTTGACCAACAAGCCCAGAAATGTTAGCCATCTGAGATTCCAAAGCAAGTTCACCCCCTTGTCTACGTGCTACGTCTTCCAGAGACGCTACGCTGAGTGCAGGTGAGAACGCCGACAACATAGCCGCCTGTGGTATATAAGCACCCTGAAGAGCACCCAAGCCCATCTGTTGCTGTCCAGCCTCAAGCGCCTGCTGTTGTGCCGTAAGACCAGCGCCTAATCCTGTAAACTGAGAACCAATAGCCGCTTGTTGCTGTTGCTCTGCTTGTGCCTGTTGGATAGCCGCTAGAGATGCTCTGTTCTGAGCTTCTTCTTGTGCTTGTGCCAGAGCTAACTGTTCAGGTGTACCGCCAAACATAGCTGTACGAACTCCTCCACGACCTTGAGAAAACAAACGCTCCTCTAAAGCAAGCCTCTGTCTTTCTTCTTCACCAAGCTGTGTAGCCCTAATACGGTCATACACTTCTTGTTCTCTAGCACCCATAGGCATACCAACCTGACCCATGAACTGCCCACCAACGCCCATTGCCTGTCCCGCTGTCGTACCTAGTTGACCAACACCCGCTGGTGTAGTGTTAAATCTAGACAAAGCAGAACTCTCTAGAGCACTCTGAAGTTGTTGTCCAGCACCACCTAACGTATATGTTGTTCCAGTTGGTCCTGCACTAACTGAACCTGTTGGTCCCGACACGGTAAACGGCTTAAATGAAACATCAGGGGCCGTAGCTTGTGGCAGGTCTTCAGTGTAAAGCTTCTCAATAGTAGAGGGAACAAAGGCTTCTACAATATCACTTAAAAAACCCATTAGTAAATACCCCTGTTTTTATCGTAATTTATCATATCGTTTTACCTACAAGTGCTAATACATTCATTTCCTGTATGGACAGTGAGAACCCGTTAATGTCTGTTTCTAGTCCTACGCTGACTACTGATCCATAGCCTGTAGTGTTCAATGAGTTTCTACTCAAAGTAATACCCTCTTCAGAGTACTCAGCAACGTTGTATTCAGACTGACCAAAGAAACCCGGTACATCAGAACTAGTCCTAAACGTGCTACTACTGGCTGATGTTGAAAAGTCGTAAGCCCACTTGAGGAATATGTCTGAGTTGTTTCCTCCAATCAAAGTAGGTCTAATCTTCTTCAGCATCTTGATTCGTGCTGGGTCACCAAAGGTAAGGCCGGGGCTAAAGTACCTAAAGCGGTAAGAGTTACCGTTGTCTAAGTAGTTGTTGTACTTTCCTAGTCCAGCTGTTGTACCAATGTATATGTCACCGTTTCTGTCCCTGTGGAAACTTTTGAAGTCCACACTAGGCCATCGTGTTACCCTGTATGACCCGTTGTCTAACAAGCCCCTAACGTCAAAACAATAGACAAGGTTAAGGTCTGGGAAACACAGCAGGTAAAAGTAATTTTCAGGACTGTACACAGAACTTACAGGTTCTGCCGTAGCCAGCACATTTGCAATAATCTCCTGCTTGATGTTCCTGCTCAAATCTGTAATAGGCAGAGACTTTTCTTGTATGGTTCTGCCAAGACTACGCAAGCCTGTCTGAGTCAAGAAGATCAAGTCAGTACCAATGTTCTGTACACTTTTACGATCTACGCAACCAACACCCGGAATAGCATCTCGTATTTCCATAGACGCAGGTCTTTCTGCGTTAGCGTAAACAAGAGTGTTGTTTTCACCAAAGATAATCAACATCCCGTTGTGTGCTGCAAGAGCTACAACCTTGTCAAACCCGTTAGGCCATGCTTTAGATACATCAATAGAACCACTAGATCCACCAGCAAAGTCGTGTCCCTTGAGCAGATCAGACCAGTAAACAACGTTGTCATCACTGGCGTTACCTACGCACCACACACGACCATAAGCAGCAATAGCTTCGTTACAGTACTGTGTAGCAGATACAGACGCTCCGCTAACAGCAGACATTTTGGTTACTGCGCCTAGTGCATTGCTGTACACCAGAGGCTCATAACCACGCTGAAAGAAATATGCATGATCGTTAAAGTTAAATATTTTCCAATCGTTAGCACTAATTGTGTACGACCCCGGAGAAGCATCTACCAAAGTAGTTGTGCCTGTCATAATCTTGTTGTTACCAGTACTAAAGATTACCTCGTTACCCGCACTGTCGTAAAACTCGTGTACGTTGTGCAGGTAGTCAGTACCTAAAGCAGTCTTGTTTGTGGTAACAACAGCATTACCCTTACGTGAAGCCAAACGACCACGCCTGTCAATGATTGCGTTGTCCGCAACTTCAGCAAAGGACGGATCCTGTGCAATAGGAGAATCTTCTGTGTTGATCCCTTTGAACGCAGGAGCAACTAGGTTAATACTTTGTAGTGGCTGTGCCATACTTACTCCTACGGGGTGTACCAGATGGTTTCGTCAGGGTGCTTCTGTGCATCCATAGCGATGGCATCTGATAAATATTTGTCAGCGATAGCAAAGTACTCTGGGGTAGATGTACCACCTGTTTCACCTCGCTCACGCGCCAGCAGTGCTACTGCCATATGAATTACGGGCTGACTAGGAACAGCAAGTGTGTCTGCGTCATTAGCCATGTCAGTATTTCTAAGAACTATCTTAGCTTTTAGAGAATACACACCGTCAGGTTTAGGATACACATCAATCTGTGAATCACCATTGGAATCAACACCGTTAAACGTGTAGTACTCAGGTGCTCCAGATGCCGGTGTGTTAATCAGGTACTGCTCGTCAAACCAAGACTGAGGACGGTACTCCATAGTCAAGTTAGACGTATCGTTAATCAGATGCAGAATCTTACCGTAGTCCTGTGACCCTGTGAGTGAG